TCAAATGGTACGCAAGCTAGCTTTTCAGTCGATTAAGATTACTTACACCTATTTTTTTTGTCGCATCTGCTGTTACAACAAATTCACCATTAGATAACATAGCGGGTACATCATCACTCGTTCCTGTACCCTTGCCTTGCACAAAGCCACCCTTAGCAAACTTTTGCGCCGCAATTGCGCCCACCTGTATGGCAGTGTTAGCAGCGATAAAGCCAAGTCTAATTGCAGACGCTACACCAAACGTGAAGTCAGGCACGGTAAAGACAGCCGTTGCAGCTAATGCGCCGTTAATCAAAGCCTGTGCAATAGCAAGACGTTTGTTTTCTTCAAATGCTTTACGGTCTAATTCTCTCTTTTCCTCAGCGTAACGGCGGTTAATTGAGCTGATTAGCGTTGCGTTGTTGCCCGCAAGGGTCAATTCGGCTTGTTGTGCTGTTTCAAGTTCCGCTACTTTGTTTTCCAGCTCCTTTTGATTTGCCTCCTTTTGGATATTAAAGACTGTATCAGACAGCTCCCTTGCAAGGTCTAAGGCTGTATTGAGTAGAAGCTGATTAGTTTCTTTGCGTCTGTTTATCTCATCTTGCGCTGCTTTCTCATCTGCCGCCCGTTTGAGTTCCAACATCTCTTTGTCAGTCTGCATATCATCTGCCAACTGCTTATCATTCGCCTCTTTATTTGCCTTATCCTTTTCAGCTAAGTATTCCGCTAAGCCTTTCTTTGCCTCCGATGTATCAAGCTTAATTTCTAACGGGATGTCTTTATTTTCAGCGTTCGGAAGCAGCCCCGCCTTGCGTAACTTTTCCGTTAGCTCGTCTATCTCCTTTTTGGTTTTAGTAATATCATCGAAAAGGCTTGTAGGAATCTTAGACGGCGTATCTTTCAGGCCACTTAATTTGCCTTGTAGCTCAATCAATTTTGCCTGTAAGGTTTCAAGCGTTTCAACCTCTTTGGCCTTACCCTCTTTGCCTCCTTTTGCTTTGTCTTTTTTCGCCTCGGATTGTTCTGTAATCGCAACGCTCTTTTGCGCCGCTACTTGTTCGCCCTTTAAGTTGCTATCAATAAGCTTTTGACGTTCGGCTTGTAGGCGTTTTTCTTCACTCAGTAGGAAGTCATAACGCTTTTTACCTTCTTCATCCAAATCCTTGCCAGTGGTTTGGATTAGATTAAATCGGAATGCGTTAAGCTCGGTAATCTGCTTTTGAACTTCTTTTATCTGGCTATCTGATACCGATAATCCTGTAAAGTCGATGTTCTGATTACCTAAGCTTTCCCCTACTTTTGAAAGAAACGCTGGTAAGTCTGCAATTCGCTTTTTAGTTTCATCTATATTACCCTGCAATTGGCTCAATGCCGTTGCCGCAAAGCCGCTATTTACATCTATACCCTTTTGTTGAAAGTCAAATAGTAATTGCTGTTTTTTTAGTTCCAAATCTACTAAGCTACTATTAGCCTCTTGTATTTTTTGCGCCTTAATACGGGCAATTGCGCCGTCTAAAATACCCTTATTGACGCTTTTTTGTACCGCATCGAGGTTGTTTAGTATATCCGTTTCGGTTCTGAACCCGCCTAAATAATCAGGATAAAGCTCAATTATACGCTGAACCGCTGCCGCTTTTTGCTCTTTGCTACTTACATCAGATTTAGCAATGGCGAACAATTCCGCAGCGCTTTGTGCCTCACTAGCATACGCATCGGTCAATTCCTTTTGAGACGCTAAAAGTATCTCTTGGGTCTTAATTTGTTCCTCTGTTGCGCCGAACCACTGTCGCATTGCCGTTACTAAGCCGTAGATAGCAATACCGACCGCAACGTAAGGCACTGCCGCTGTTGCAAGTGCTAATCCCCTTTGCGCCACAGCTTGAACATTCGTAACTACTGTATTAGCTACTTGCGCCGCTTGGAATGAGAGTAAAACAAGGCGTGTGCTACTCAATGTCGTTGCATACGCCGCCACGGCAAAACCCGCAGCCAATAACGCTACTTTATTTTCGTCTATAAACGTGCTTAATGCGCTCAAAGCGTCTAACATTACGTTTACGGCATTGTATAAAGTAGTGCCAATACCCACAGCTAGATTGATAGCTGCCGCCTTAGCATTGCTAATTAATTGCGCTAAGTTGTCAGAATTGATACCAGCTTGAATAAACGCCTCGTTCGTGCCCGTAACCGCAGTAGTAAGCTCGTCAAATCGGTCAACATTTTGCAATACTATCTCTCCCGCTGTTACATTCTCCTTGCCAAATACCTGAATCAATGCGTTAGCATCGCCTTGTATCTTAGATAACTCTCTTAAACGGTCACTAAGTGGCAAAGCAGTATTAGATAACACCTCGAATGATACGCCGTACTTTCTTAGCTGCTCTTGCGCTTTTGCGTCAAGCCCTTGCGGGGCTTTGATAGTCGTTAGAATGTTACGTATTTTGGTGCCAGCCTCCGAACCTACAATAAATTTATCTGCTAAGGTCTCGACAAGTGCCACCGCTTCGGCTGTTTTTACATTCGCACTCGCCGCACCCGCCCCGAACTGCTCAATTGCAGCCGCAGTGTCTTTAATTTCAGATGCACCAGCCTTTGAACCAGCGGCTAGTTCATTCATTACAAGTGCTGCGTCGCTTGCGGGTCTGCCAAATTGAGCCAACACGCTTGAGAGGCTTGTGATAGCATCTTGAACGGGCAAACCTCCCGACTTGGCAAATACAATGGCGTTTTTAGTAAACTCTTGTAACGCATCAATATTGCCTAAGAGTTCAGGTCGTGCGCTACCAGCTAACTTAAAGGCTTCTGCAATATCACTACCCGTGCTAACAATAACTTGACCGCCCGCAAGTGTGATACTTGTAAGGTCGCTAATTGAGCCCTTTAATTTCTCTAAGTCATCACCACTAACGCCCGTAATAGACTGTAATTCCGATAATTTAAGGCTGAAATCTGCTGTTGCATTGGTTATTTCGGATATACCTACGCCAATACCCAACGCCCCTAGTATTGTACCAAGTCCATTGAATGCGCTTTGATAGTTGCCCACATTTCTTTGATACTGACCAATACTAGCGTCGAATTTTTTCAACTGCTTATCTAGCTGATTAATCTCATCAACTAAGCCGCTACCTATTGCACTCTGTCTTTCAGCTTCTCCCAACTCCCTAAACTTACGGCGCAATTCGTTAAGCTTAGAACTCATCTCATTATAACTACCCGTTGCAAACTTAGCGGTATCAGCCGCCCGTTTAGTTTCTTGATTTAAGGCGCTTTGAGCGGCTTTGAGTTCTGCTAATTGCTTTTGCAGTTTCTTGTATTCAGGACTATTTATCTCCTTACTGTTTAATAACTCGGTCGTCTCCTTAATGGCTTTTTTCAAGTCATTAATAGTACCCAAGCCGTTAATCTGCAAGGTAAAGGCTAAAACGTTTGCCATTAGTTAGTAATTAGTTGGTCGATTATACTCTGAAAGTCTCTTACGAAATTCAAAGCCTCTTTAATTTTATTTTCTGTTGCGCTCAATGTCTCTCGTCTCCAATTTAAACGCCGCCCGTTAGTAGCAAAGCGGTAACTATCCCTTGTCGGCATACCTTCTAACTTTTGCTTAGCAGCCACAGCAAACGCCGCCCGTTTGGCTTGTAGGGTGTTTAGTCCTCGCTTTTGCCAAAAGTCAATAAGCCCGTTTATATATTTGCTTACTTTTGCACCGCTGCCACGATTAAACGGGATTCTGTTAGGCTTTACGCCGCTATCTAGTATCAAGCCGTAATCATTCACAAATATGTCAGCCTTGATAACATCCCCTATAAACTCAATCGAATGAGTGAAAGAGTTCAGTAGATTGCCGCTTAGTTTGTGACCTTGCCCGACTAACTCCTCTTTACTGCCTGTAATTAGGATAGTGACGGAATCAAGTAAACGCCTTGTCAATAATTCTTTAATATCCATTATGGTAGGGTAGCGGTTACATTGTCATCATTCCATGTTAATTCAAACGAGGCAATACGTAAATTGTCTTTATTTTGGTAGGATAGGCGTATATCAATCGGCTCAATTAGAAAGTTGTGCTTATACGAACTCGCAAAAACTTGCTGAATAATGTAGCGACATTGAGTTATTAAGTCTCTATCTAGTACTGTTTTGGGGCGGTATTGCTTATGGTTTTGGCTTATTGTGCCATCTGCTTCACTAACCACGCCGTCTATCACGTCCGCAACCTCGATAAGCCAGCGACTACTAACCCCCTGGCATACCGTACTTGTGTCAGGCGTAATAGTTTCAGTATTATTTGCAATGGTCACGCTAGGGTAGAGCACACTTAGTTTATTTACGTCATTACCGTTACTAGCTAGTTCACGCTGCCAAAAATCACCCTCGTTTAGGTCGCCCTCTACCTTACCTAAATTGTCACTGTTGTAGTCATCATCACTTGATATAACCGCAAACGTCATAAGCTGCCTATCCGTTACAGGGTAGGCAGCTACGATTGATTGAATCAGATTCCTAAAAATTACTCTATCCATTATATATTCGTTGCAATATCCAAAGATAAATAATACACTAAATCCCAATACTTGGCCCGCTTGACGGCTTCTATGTTTGGGTAAAACTTTAAGCCTTTGATATACGTACTTCGCCAGTTTGCGTACTGTTGGAAGAACTCCGCCCTCGCTTCGCTGTCTTGCTGTCTTTCAAAATCTGCCTGCGTTGTGCCCTGTTTGGTTGGTATTGGACTTCTGAATCCGTTGATAAAAGGACTAAACGAGTCATTTCTATCAACTGCTCCTGTTTCTTGGCGAAAAAAAAAAGTAAGTCTTTCGCTACTCCTAATGATAAGTTTTCAGCAAAGAAGGCTGTACGCTCTGCAATGAATTTGTCTAATTCAGCGGGCGCCAGCGGCAATAACTCATCTTTTTTACGCAAAAGGATAGCTGCCAATGACGCATCAAAAGAATAAGCTAAGTCGGTCTCATCGTATTCACCACCTTCTAACAGCTCTTTAAACTTAACCTCAGCCATCTTACCTTCGATTTCCTCATATACCGAAATCTTATCTCCTGTTGGAATGCCAGCTAAACGCAATGTACTATCCCCTAATAGGTAGTAACTTTCGCCGTTTATCTCTACCTCAAAGTCTTGGTTCTCAATAAAACTTTTGTCCGTTACTTCATAAGTACAAACCTCAACAAAGTGATTATACAGGGCTTGTAAGGTCAATTCTTTACCCTCGTCTAATCCTTGGTTGTCGTGATAATACTCTAAATGCAATACAGCATCACCAAAGATAGGATGTAAGCAATTAGCCATAGATTGCGCCGTTACATCCGCCTCGCTAGCTAAATACTTACGGTGCAAATTCTTAAAGTCGTAGTACTGACCAATACTAACTTCATCAGGTGTGACGGGAATTTCTAAGCCGTATTCCTTACCCTTATGTTCAAATTGAATACCTATCATTATGCTTTTCTGTTTAAGTAGTTAATGCGGTTTTTAATACGCTTAATTTCGCTTTTGTCTTTGTCGGTGCGTTGCTTGGTAGGAATAGCTTCAAATATTGCTAATTCAGCCGCTAATGCGTCTAATTCAGTTTTATTAGGATTAGGCGTAACTTCATTATCAAGTTCCGCTAATACCGACATAGCGTCGTCTAGGCTTACACTCTCAATAACGGGCGTGACCGTAACAGCTTCACCGCTCAATAACTTAGCTCGTTTCTCTGTTAGCTCGTCTGTCGGGTCGTAGCCGTGCATTGATATTACAGGCGGTTGTCCTTCGATAATTACAATAGACTTCCATTCGTCTATATTAGGACAAGTAGAACATTGATTATTTATTTTTTGTCTTTCAACTGTAAATTCCATTTTTCAAATTTAGATTGTGGCGGAGCGTGACCGTCCGCTTGGTTTTACTTTACTATCATCTAACATCATTAACGCATAGTAGCGTACTGCATCTATTGCGTGATTATGGTTATCTATCGGTTTACCGTTTGACTTGTAAATATACCGCTCTGTCTCTCTCTTTAAATTCCTACTACCCCGTACTACATTCAAGCGGTAACGATTTACTAAGTCTATACCATACTCAATTGAACCCGCCCCCTTTTCTGCTGCTTTTACATTCCAGCCCTT